TCTGACTCTGCAATTCGCTCTCTGAGTAACCAATAATTTCTGATAGCGGTGTCAGTAGGTCTGGCGGTGGTTGCATAAGCCAAGCGGGTGGCGGGAGTGGTTTTGACTTTGGGACACTCGGCTTTGATGTACACCCGCTCAGGATGATGCTCGCTAATATCACGCAAGCGACTAATTTCATTCTTAGCATTCGCCAACTCCTGCGTATATTGAATATCCAACTGATTTAATCGCATTATGCGTGCTTGATAATCAGTATTAATAGACTTCTGTTCTTCGAGAGCCACTGTCAGTTTTTTGTTGGTATCTATCAGTGAATTAATCCTGTTAGCTTGCCTGTTAATCACCCAATAGCCACCCACAATAATGCCTACCATCGCAATGACGGCATAGAGTTTCCCGTATTTCATGATTAGTACCGATGATGAGAGAGTGCAATCTGACAACGTTTTTCTAAACTCACTTGGTCTTTAGTACATGAGTTATCAATCAAGAGATAAATGCCACCAGCGACTGTAATGAGTAATGCAAGAATAAAGCCGATAATGACGATTAAAGGTTTCCATGACATAGTGCTGACTCCGCCTCTCGACGACTGACAAGCCCTCGCCAAACCTTTCCGCCTGCATATACCCAACGTTTCATTTCTTCACAGGCACCCGCTCTATCACCAACATTTAGTTTCTTAAGTAATGTTGAACGAGCAAATGCTGTCGTTCCCACATTAAAAGCAAAAGAATATAAAGCGGCTTTAGTATGGTCATTGAGTGGTACTTTGATTAATGCATCGACTTGCTGTTGTGTCTTAATAAAATCGTTTTGTAATAACGCATCACATTCTTGTTGTGTGTATGTCTTACCTTGAATAATGTCTTTGCCTGTGTGCCCATAACAAACCGTCAAAACACCAGCCACATCACGATAAGGTTCATAACGCACACCTTCAAAATGGGCTATTACTACTAATGCGATGGCTGTTGCTCCCGCAGTTGTTAGCGCCGCTATTTTCTGTTTGAAAGACATTAAATATCCTTTGGCGCTTTTACCATTAATTCAGCAAGCCTTTTTAACGTTTCGGTCGGGTTTTGTGGATCAACATGACGGACAAGCTCTTCAAATAATTGAGTGCGTTTTCGTTGCTCTCGACGAGTCATAAAATAAGTAGCTAAACCTAGAACCATGCTAAACGCCATCCCGATAACAAATCCCCATTCATATAATGAGAGACTGGCAAAAAATGCCGTTAGGCCTGCGGTTCCGTAAGTAACATTGGTTAATTTTTCCATACGCATAGTCACCCCCAGAGGAGTGTCCGTTGATGATTAGTGTGAGAAAGTTAAAAGTGAAAATATAAGACTTAATTAATTTAATGATCCAGCCCAATGTGGTTGGCTGAATGAATGATCACAGGCTATTCAAGAATTCAGTGGGAGCATTAAAAATATTCAGGTGCTCGCAAATAACCAAACATTCCAACTAATCGAAATTCCTTTCATAAAGAGAACATTCCAAATTAAATATCTCATCTTTATATCTTTGAATAACGCTACTTATAACCTCCTGTTGTATATCGGTAAAAGAATTCCATATAGCCAATAAAGGTGTATCATGATCCGACCAAGTTTCACCTATAAAAATTTTATCTTTTATCATCGACTTAAAAATATCATTATCCTCCGTATTCACTTCTGATACATTATTATCAGGTAGGCGCCCAATAACGCAGGCTATATGGCCATTAGGATCTGCCAATCCAATGGTTTCATTTTTTATTTTCATACAAAGTCCTATGAGGAAAGAATGAATACTAAAATATTTGAAAAATTATTTCTTGCCGATGATAAAACTCGAAATGCTGTATTAACAATTTGTGAGACCGATACTCCCCTCGTCTCAGTTTTAACACTACATTTAACTTGTGAAAATTTTTTAGAAGCTTTTATATCAGCTCATCTAAATATTGAGGATTTGTTTGCAGAAAAACCAGAAAATATTAACGATGTTAGATTTAGAATGTCCTTTGAACATAAAAATAAGCTAGCTCAGCGATTAGGTATGCCAAAACAAGCATATGATGCTTTTTGTCATATTGATCAGATAAGAAATCAGTTTGCACATAAATTATTACATGCGGAAATACCCGCAGATAGAATAAATAAACTTTGCACTCTTATCGATTCAATACGCTCTTCAGAACAAGAATTAAAATTAGAAGATGAAGGTATACACTATTCCCCTTCTAATGCAAAAAAAACATTTACCTATCGAATGTCTGATCCCGATATTCCTCAAACGTTAAAACTTTGCATCACATACTTCTCATTAATAAGAAGAGTCTCGATGATGTATCAATAATTATAAAAACCTACTTATAAAATAGTATGTAATTTGCCATAAACTCTTATAACTAAAAATATGAACTCTCTGGAGTTTCGGGAGAGTTCAACCTGTAAGAGCTAATTACAAATCGACATATTTATTTTTTGCTCTGTTTACTCAAAGTATCAAACAGCTTTCGACACATTAAGTGCCCTTAATAAACCTTCAGGCAATTGCTCTTCCAGTGAAGCATTAGAAACAATCACAAGACCATACATAGATATCCATGTATTCGTTTGTTGTAAGTGTCCTTGAATAAATTGCTTCGCTTTCTCTAACAAATAAACACAGCTCTCTTGTGTATTTTTGCGCCAATAAGATTCAATCGCCACCAGCAATGGGTCGCCTGCATCATTAATCTTTTGTGTGCCGATTCGATATTGCTTTTTACCTGCGGGAGATGTCGTGCAAATTAGTTGTGTCAGTTGTTGAGTTTCACCATCAGCCGTATGGATATTCGCCGTTAAAATGGCTGAAGTATTCATTTCACTGTCTGTTTCTGAGGCATAGTGAAGACTAAACTGTAATTCGCTTATCTCTTTTGACATAACATTTACCGATTTATTTAGTTAATAAGGTGCCGACTCACAGCTCTTGTGTGAACGGTATAAGTGGGTGTTGATTCTGTGGTCGGCGTAGATGAAAAGGCTACAAAGTAACCTTATTTAATTTATGGTTGAATATATTAATGAGAATAATTATCATTACATATGTATCAAATTTGACAGGTCTGATACGAATTAGTACGACATGACTTACATTGCTTCTTGCGTTTATTTTATATGCCGATATGACTCCTAGCGTATCGGCATTTTTTTATTGTGTGTTGGGGAATCTTTTTCATACTGATAATTCGGATACACCCACATTTACTTGTTTTGTCATAACCATGACACAGTACTAAATTTAATATAATAAACTATATTGCCTGTATCCAGCACCAAAGCGGATGTTAGTCACTATTCACTTATTGGTATTATTCTTTTTCTAATTTATCTTCAATTTTGTGGTTTGGATGATTTGGATTTAGCATTTCAAACCCAATAGATTTGAGTTTCTCAACAATGTCATCATGCTTATATCCTTTACTAAATAAATTCATATCTACAGCAACAACTAGTTCAGATTGAGCCCGAGTTAACGCTACATAGACCATATTCCAAGTCTTATTGTATTTAGTAACTTTATCTTGTATTAAGTATTTGAAAATCGCAGGTGTTAAGACCAAGACACACACCTTAGACTCTAATCCCTTAGTTCTTTGAATGCTGCTAATTGCGTACTTAGCTGAATTATCCTTAGATGAACTATACTGCTCAGCTGATCGACAAAGCTTTTTAAATAACTCTTTTTCATATGGGATTTCTAGTTCGGCAAGAAATTTACTTATAGATCTGCTGTTATCATTGATGGATAACAAAGAAGCAAAGAAACGCTGCAATGAGTATATGACCACTCCTTCCTCATATTCTGGGAATTTTTTCGTAAAGAGCTTTTCAACTTCTGGATCGAATTCTGGTAATGCTCCTACTTGCTTGGTTGAGTAGTTACCTTCTTTTCTGAAGATACTAACTAAGCTTCCATTCTCAATGTGATGACAAAGAAGTTCGTCATAATAATCATCTTCAGAAGTGATATATGTTAGGCGTCCTTCAACTTCTGACAGGCTAGTTTGCTCTTGGCCTTTGGGGCAGAAAGTGTTTGAGAGATCGAGAATTCTCTGTGGAACCCTACGAGAAATCTTTATATTAGGAAGTACTTTAACTTTTTCATTGTCTTTGTTTTTAGCTAACCAATCTTTGAAAGATTTTGGATAATCTATTGCTTGTTTGGGATCACCCACCATGTAGATATCTATCGAATTCTCGCCGATTTGTTGGAAAGCCTTAAGAGCAATTTCATCAAGATCCTGAGCTTCGTCGAGGAAAATCTTATCAATGAAGCTACTTAGAAGTTTGTGAACTTTCCTAACTTTAGATTTTTTCTTTTGGCTACTGTGTCTTGAATGTCTTTCATCGACAATCCTCCATGCTGCGGAATAAGTTTCATCGACGTGCATTACTCCACTTCTTTTTAATCGATTGATAGTAATTGCTTTTTCTATCTTCTTATCTTCGTCGGTCTTTCTCAGTGGAAAGTTTGAGAATGTTTTGCACCGGGAGGATGTGGTGTAAACTTCATTTAGAACAAACGGAGAATAAGGATAAATGATCTCATTTAATAGAAATGTATGGACGGTGCAAACCACAATATTCTCTGGCAAATATCCGAGTTGTTTTATGATAGCTTCAGAGATGTTTTTCGCTGCATTGTTGGTATATGTGATAGCAAAGATTTTTTTATGCAACGCAGAGTTGTAGTACGAACTGATATTTTCAGCTAGACCGAAAGTCTTACCTGCACCGGCTCCTGCTATTTGAACCTCAATCATTTCATAAAATCCAATGCTTCTTGAATATGGGTGGGTAGTTTGATTGGATTCTCGTTCTCCTCGTTTAAGATAGAGTCTGCAATTTTGAGCATCCTTTCTGCTTTACTTTTTTTCAGGAACGTGGACATCTCTTCTGGGGTTTTGTATTTCTTTTTAAACAGTGTATTTAAGCGTTCAAGATTTCCAGTAGCTTCCGCTAGATCATCTTCAAGCGTATATTTACTAGTGGTTCTTACTCTTATGTTGTCGTTATTAGTATCGTATTTTTGGTGCTTATCTTTAGTCGAATCATTATTATCATAATCACGTATGATACTCAGTCTCTTCTTTGGATTGCTTTTATTGACTTGTAACCAAACGTCCATAAAAATCGTGAAGCCAGTTTGCTCGATAGATATTACTTCAAGACTGCTCACATTCTTGTTGTTACGGTAAAGGATAGCGTTGATCAACATCTCTTCGGTAGTACCTTCAACGAGCACAGTTTTAGTGCTCAGTAGTAGTTTTAGAATGTCAAAGTTAGGTCGTTTACGAAGGTAGTTAGTGAGATACTTCTTACTATCAGTTAGGTGTATAGCATCATTTCCAGATAGGACGATAACATTAGTTAACTCTAGTTTGTTGATGACCTGTGGACTATGGGAGCTAATTAGCGTCTGTAGAGATGAACCGCCTTTTTGTGTGCTTTTGTATATAAAATCAGTTGCGAAGCGAAGATTATTGACACTAAGGTGTGCTTCAGGTTCTTCTATACAACAGAGGTTGAGTACATTTTTGTTGACATTGAAAAACTCAAATAATAGGTAAATGTAAATGAGATTACGATACCCAAGGCCACGCTGATATAGGTAGCTTTCACCAGACTTCAAGGTGATATTGGATAAGATGCTCTTTAAATTAGGCAGGTTGGGGATACATTCAAGCTTATCAACAATTTCATCGAAGAAATTCTCAAAGTCTGGATCTGGTGTAACGATCTTTTTGAATGTCTCAGTACTTTCGATTTCATCAAAAAAGGAAGTATATGCACTGTTAATCTTGGCCTTATCCACATCCTCGAGAGAGGAAATCAGCATCTTGGTCAGAATGTCGTTTGATTTTTGTGTGTTACTCTCGGCAAAATCGTCACGTTCGGCGTTGATTGAGTTGAGAGATATAAGCCTTAAATCAGAGTAGCTAACCTTTAATCCATTATTACTTTGCGTTACATCGTAGTCGTACAGCTCTATTGGTAGATTAAACCAGCGAGTGTCTTTGATGTCCTTAATCCCTTTGAGTTGATCTTTGACAGTATTTACAAAATGATCTACTTCTTTAGGCCTGAAATCATAGCGAATCCTATAGCTATTATCTGCTTCTTCTCCGATTATCCACTTACCGATTACGCCTTCTTCTATAATGTTCTTTGGATCAGTAAACTCGACCTCAATTCGAACTTTTGGAATCAAATCCTTGATCTGATCATCTTCCATACCGTTGATGATAGCTTGATAAAAGTCTTTGATTGCTTCACGGTTTATATCTGATACCGAGAGGCGTTTCTTGTAGAAGCTAATGTCATTGCCGTTAAGTGGCAGAGCTAGCGCATCAAATAGGTTGGTTTTACCTGCTTCGTTTTCACCTATAATTAGGCTAAGTGGAGAAAGTTTGATCTCAAACTCTTTGAAGGCTCGGTAGTTTTCAATCTTAACTGTACGAATATACATTATATATTCCATATAATTATTGTTTGTGAGCATGTTGACAAAGTTGGCACTAAACAACATGAGCTAAAAACAAACTTAGACAGAAAAGCAAGCTTACGACACTAACCATATAGCAGTGTATTAGCAAGATCTTGCAAGGTAGCCTACCTTGCAAACTTGGTGAAAACAATAGTTGTAATGTCAGAAGCAATAAATAGCTCAAAAATTACTACTGTCAAACTTCCGCAAAACAAGAATATCCCACTAAAATTTATGTATAATTCAGTAATAAGTAAAAAGCTTCAGAATTAGAAATATATACAAAAACCTTATACACATAGGAAGTTAATAAAATTATGACTACAATCTCTGAAACTATGAGTGACAGCGAACTAGCTAATCGAGCAATAGAAGAATTATCCAATTGTCTTAATTTCCCCAAAATTGGTGCTGTCATCTCAAAAAATGGAATTTTGTTATCAACCGGTTTTCGCGGAGAAGTAAGAGGTAAACATGCTGAACGTGTAGCCATAGAAAAACTGAGTTCTGACCAACTTCAAGGGGCTACGATTCATTCGACTCTTGAGCCGTGCACAGAGATACATAAAGAACAACGAGAAAAATCCTGCTGCGAATTAATTGCACAATCAGGTATCTCTAAGGTATGCATTGGAGCACTTGATCCGAATGGAAAAATCTACTCCAAAGGAATGAATTTCCTCCGAGCTAATGGCTTAGTTGTAGAGCTCTTCTCTCCGTCAGATCGTCAAAAAATTGAAAGTAACACTTTTAAATACGACAACTTCTCGTCCGCTATTGGTAATGGCAAACGCAGAGTGCGCAAAGTGAATAATGGAAAAAAGTTTACTGTTCAGTTCGCACAGGACGATGAGAGAAAGATCGAATTTCGATTGGATCCATTATCTATGCCACTCGATCACATAGACTTAGTGGCTGCAAATGATTCAGTACGACTCGCGCCAGGAGTTATGAATTTTAGCGACATTTCTGACCCAATGCTCTACCAAGATCCTTCGCATTTCGCAAGATTACCGGCGGGAGAAATAGCCATTATTGCCGAGCCACAATCGACTATGGTATTGCTTGTGAAGGTACTGGAAATCACGCCTACCGATATTTCAATTCAATGGGAAGTAAGGAATATCCGTTGAAGCTAACACATTAAGCTTCTTGTCATTGTTACTTCTAATAAGTGGTGTAGTTGACCTGCCCTCTGTATCAGATACAACGGCAGGTTAATAATATCAACTTGTTTACTGACTTGCTCTTTGTTGATTAGTACCATACTGCGTTCCAAAATCTCTTTCTGCTGCAGAACTAGAATAAACGTCCTCTTCTCGCTCAAACCAGACAACCTGCTCTAATTGTGTTCATTTTACAAACCTTGCAAACTAAAATTTGCATTAGTGCAACTTAAAACCCTTACAAAAACAATTAAGGCTACACATTATGCGTAGCCTTAATCTTATTCACACTATCTCACTCAATTAGCTTTTATCTTTATTTTCTATCACTATTGTTTGCCGTTTCTCTTCTTCAGGTAATTCATACTCAATAGCAATAGTCAGAAGTCCACTTGATAAATCGGCTTTTTCTATTTTAACATTTTTACTGAGGTCAAACTGCAACGTAAATTGCCCTTGAGATATGCCTCGGTGGATCCATTTATCATTGTCTTCTTCTGAT